TATTTGACCACCTGTCAATGTTCCTGACGATGGCGAAATTGTAAAAGCAGTAAACTGAGTTGCTGTGGCTTGACGACCTGCAAACAATCCAAAGTTCACGCCTGAAAGGTTTGTCAAGGTACTTATAAGCGTACCTCTTGCCAAGTTTGGGCTAAACAAATCAACAGCCATAATGCAGTAGTTACTATCTGCGCCACCACAATGAGGGAACAAAGTCCCTGCGTTTGTGTTCGCTCCACTGACTGTCGCTGCAGCGTAGTTGCCATAAATCAACATGCCGTAGTAACTGCTGTTTGCTGTACCTAATTGCAACCTAATGTCACATGTACTACTTGCTGTGCCATTGCTATAAATAATTCGATAATCATCGTAAGTGCTACTAAAAGCATCTGAGACAGTGACAGTAGAAACTGCTGTCCCAACCGTTTGCGCTTTTACAAACACCAGCCCAGCGTTGGCTAAATAGGTATTTGTGTCGCTCGATGAGAGGGTCGCACTTGTAAATGTTTTTACAGCCATAAGTTATTCCTTTATAAAAGTAGATCAGGCCCATCAAGAGCAGACGTATCCAACACAAACCAGTTCGCATAGCGAGCCGACCCTTGAATCGAGGTACGCCAACCAGACGGACTGATGTCGTGAGAGATGCTATTGACAATCATCTTCTGTGTAAAGACTGTACCTGCCGGGGGGGTGCGCGTAATCGTAAACGGATCAAGCAGTTCTAGGTCAAGCACTTTTGACCATTGAGCCATAGTCGATGCGACTGATGCTTCGATGGCTGAGACCTGTGGCTTCAGTACCGACCTGATTGCAACCTCGTATGTAGCCAAATCGGTTGCGCCAGTGATGCTGGACAGGTAGGTGTCGATAGTTGTTGAGGCAACACCTGAAGATGTTTGAGAAGTAGATGAGGTTGTCCTGACGTTGCCACCACCTGAGAAGGTCACGGTGACATCGTTTGCAATGTTGTCGGCTGTGTATTCGACATCGAGGTTCTGTCCGTAAGGGTTGTTGCCTCCAGCATCGGTAAAGGTAGCAATGTTTGCTGATGCGCCTTCTGTTGCTGCGTAGTACTGGTTTGTAAACTGCATCACGCCTGACTTGTCAATGAAAAGATCGCCACCTTCAGAGTCAGCAGTCTTTTGCAATTCAGCCACAACGAGGCCACCCACGTTTATGTCTTGCACTGTGTTTATTGGTGTGGCTGTGACGTTACGCAAGGCAGCTGCAATGCTGGTTGTTTGCATAATGCGAGTAGCGCGAGCACCTGTTGTTTCTAGAAACTGAGCTGCGCCTGCGTTGTAAACACTTTGGATTTGTGCCTGTGTGAGTGCCGAGTTGAAACCTGCGAGTTCTTGAAACTGGCAAGACTTGATTTGCACTTGCTCTTGAGAGGATGTGCCAACAAAGGTAACGGTCACTGCGCCAGAGACATCGACACCATCAACGTAAAGTTTGAGTGTCGTGCCGGTCATGGTCATGGCGAAGTGATGAGGGACTGTGCCGTTGAATCCACCTGTCGTGCTTGACGCTGTGTAGTTGTCTCCTGCTTTGACAGAGTTGTAACTGATGATGCCGTTTGCACCGATAGTGATTGAGGCAGTTACGCCAAGCAAATTGAGGATTACTTGGCTTGTTGTGGTTGTTCCTTGGTTTGCTCTTAGCCAACCCATGAGGGTGATTGCTGTGTCGCCTGTTCCGTTGAACGCTGCAGTCTGGTAGGTAGTTCCTTCATAGACGGTTGTGCATTCAAACGGAAGCCCAGCTGCGAGCGAGGGTTGTTTGATAATTGTCAGTGAGCCACTTGTAGGCCCGGTGGCTTGCGATGTGCGAGACCCAATGTTTTGCAATGTTGTTGAGCCTTCGACATCGTTGCCTCTGAACCAGTAGATCGGGTTGAGGGCTGCGATTGTGGGGTAAGACCAGTCAGCTGCAAACTGTGTGTCTGCAAGCAATCCGAGCATGTCGAAACACTGAATAGTGACCGTCGAGTCCAGGCCTCCTTGCGTCCATGAGACAGGCCAGCCAGAGATGTAACCACGGAATACCGACTGGTAGCCACCAACTGCAAACGCTGTGATTTGTATTTGGCGACGAGGCAAGAGCTTGCCGTAGTACACGCCAGCCGTGTTGAGAGGGTTGTATTTCTCGGTGCGATTAGACAGCACCACTGTGGCTGATCCAGTAGGGAATTGCGAATAGTCGTCAGTGCGTCCACGCTTGACCGACAGCGACCTGACATCAGTCGTGACATCAGTCCACGTGGGGCTTGCAACATACGGCCCATCGTTGAAAGCAATCTCAATCTTGGTGGTAGGAAAAGCCATCAGCCCACCGTAATCGGCACTTTGCCGACCTTCTTTTGATAGACCTGCAAAGCAGCAACAATCTTTTTGGCGACTTCAAGTTCGTTACCTGCAAGAGCCTGCACTTGAATGTTGAAGTTGTTTACAGTTGAGACGTTCTTTTCTTGAGCTGCGACATTGCCACCAAAGAACGCTTGACCTGCTGACGCGCCGAAAGTGCCAGCTGTGGCAGACAAGGATGCGAGCGACTCGTTGAGGCCAGTGACCGTGAGCGAGCCTGTGCCTGAGATGAGTTCGTTTGTGACCTGCACACCGGCAACAGGGCCGAGGTTCAACAACTGTGCAAGACCGTCTTTCTCAAGACCCTTACCGACAAGTGTTTGCAAGTTCTCAGCAAACTTCTTAGCCGAGGCAATCTGTTCAGCAAACGCTGCACCGTAGCTCTTGCGATCCTGTTGTGCTTTGGTCACACCTGCTTCTGCGTTGGCAACCTCTGTGAGAGCGTCTGCGTATGCCTGAGCATCCTTTGCTGCACCTGCCTGATTGAGCGCCTCATACGCCTCTGTGCGTCGTCTGAGAGCATCTTGGTAGGCATCCTCGGAATCGGTCTGTGTCTTGACAGCGTCTGACAGCGACACGAATCCTGTGATGGCTTCCTTCTGGGAGTTGGAGAAGTTGTCCATCTCCTCACGAGCAGACTTCAGACCGTCTTTGGCTGTGGTCAATGCGCTCTTGACAAAGTCTTTGAGCTTTTTGGTGTGCTCGGCTGTGGCGTTAGCTGCAGCCTGCTGTGCTCGCTTGATTGCTTCAAGTTCTTCCTTGGTTGGTTTCAGGCCGTTCTCGTAGGCAGACATCATCTGACCTTCGAAGGCACGGAACTGGCGCGACAAGTTGCGAGTCTCGGTGATTGCTGTGCGAGCAGTACCTGCGTAGCCCTTGACTGCAGAGTTCAGGAATCCAATCTGCTGGGTCGCTGGCAATACTCGTGTGACCAGTTCAAAGAGCTTGTTAGTCCAGCCAGAGGTCTGACCCTCAGCACCGATAGTGGCCTGAGCAATCTTTGAAGTAGCCGTTGCGTAGTCACCCAAGACAGGAGCAAGTTTGCCTCCGACAGTTTCATACAGTTCATCGACTGCGATTTGTAGTTTCTTGAATCCACCCTCAGCCGAGTTCGCTGCAGCGTCAGCTGCACCCTTGAAGGTGTAGGACAGTTCGCGCGTGATCGCGTCAAAGTCTTTGGTCTTGACAGCGTTTGCATCGAGCGACACACCGAGCCGTGTGAGGGCTGTGACGTTGCCACCCTGAGCCTTAGCGAGTGCAATTGAAACTGCTTGCAAATCTTTGCCTGTACCGGCAGAAATGTCGAGGGCAAGATTGAGAAGAGACTGTGCTTTGGTGACATCGCCAGTAGCCCTCACAAGGGTCGATAGGGCCGGACGAAGCTCACCGTCCGACACGGCCTTTTGAAACTGCATCGACTGGATGGTGTCCTCGATGGCTCGCACTTGAGCATTAGATGCACCTGTCGAGTTCTGCACTGCCAGAGCAAGTTGTTTCTGTTGTGCCTCATCCTCAGCAAAAGCCTTGACAGCCTTTCCAACCTGTTGCGCCACGGCAGCTGCAGACACGCCCATACCGAGCTGTGTTTTCATCAGACCCTTGAGAGACAGGTCTGCTTTCTTTGCGCCTTTGTCGTCATACGTGGTGACAAAAGGCAGAACAATGTTTGCCATTAGAAAGCCTTCCTACGGTTGAACTCTTGCACCACATTGTTGAGGATCATGTGTGCTTGTTCTCTGAGCATTGGCATCGCTGATTCTGCACCGGGCCACATGTAACGAGATGCGCCCTTCCTGCCTTTGCGCTCGCCGTCCTTGTGGGGTTTGTCTTGGTTATCAAGGTTCTGCACGAACGCTGAGTCCGATGGGCCTGAACCTGCGTTGTCGTAGATAGCCCCTGCAGGGTTCGCTTGATAGATGCTCATGATGGCGTACTGCTTGCGACCCATGCGTGACTTGCGTGTGCCACCACCGAACTTGACTCGGATGCCACGCAGGATTGCTTCCTTGCGCCAGCGTGTAGCACCACCACGACCCTTGATGAGTTCGCCCTTGAGAATGTTTGAGTCGCCACTGTTGTTGAAAGGCGTGAGGTCAGGGTCAAGCCACTTGGCGTAGTCCTTGATTGTTTTGATGGTTGGCGCAGCTGCGCGACGCATGTCCTTTTGCATCTGCTTGATTAGATCAGGCTCAACCTTCTTGATGGCTTTGATGGCTGCAGCTAGGTCTCGGTTTGGGTTGATGACTTTTGCTTGCGCCATGTCTATTTCTGCCTATCTTGGATTGCTTGGCTAAGGGTTGAGATGAGCGTGACCGGCATCTCTCGGAGGTCTTGCCATGGAATCCCTTGAAGGATTAGTCCGGCAATGATTCCGTGGACACCGTCTCGCCAAAAGGGATGCGCTCCACCCTGTAGGAGACACCCTTGACTTCTGTTCGGTATTTCTCA